GATCTTCATGTGATTCTCCAGTGATTGATGCTGCAACAGACTGACACGCTGTCAGTCCGTGGTGCAGCCGGTGGTGACGGCGTAGCCCTGCATGATGATGCGGGCCACCGCCGCGTCGCGGGCATCCTCGCTGACAAACAGGATGACGGTGTTGCGGTACAGCCTGAAGCATTTGAGCCAGTAGCGTTTGCGCATGTTCATTCTCCTGTGATTGGCTGGCGCACATTCTGACAGGCTGTCATTCAGTGCGCCATGTTTATTGCACTGTCAACCGGATACTGCACTAACATCATAACATAGTACAACGTATTCGTCAAGGGGCAAATCGCGGCGGATCATGCTGACGGCAGCGGATAATCCGGCAGACGATCCGGCACACCATGCGCGTGCGCGAGCGCGGCACTGCGCTCCTGCGTCTGCGCGTTCAAGGCATCGCCCCACAGGTCGAACGCATGCGCCGGGGCGGCTGCCTGCGGCACAACCGCCGCCAGCGCGTCGTAACGGGTGCGGAAGGCGTCGGCATGCCCGCGCACATGATCGACCATGAAGGCCGACCAGACCTCGGGCGTGCGGCGCAGCACGGCACCGGCGAGCCTTGCCGAGACGTGACGCGCGTAGGTCGCCACGACAACCGCCGGTGCGGCATGGGTAACCTTGCCAGAAAGCGCTGCAGCGGCTGCGGCACAGGCGGCAAAGGCATCCCCCTCACCCATGCCCGCGAACGGGTCAGGCATGGCGGCAAGCAGTTCTGCACGGGTGCGGGCGATCAGCGTGACGAGCGCCATGCGAATCTGGCGCTGCGCTTTCGCGGACAGGTTGTCCGTGTGCGCCGCCTCGTCGCGGTTGCTCACGCCAAGCTGGATACGATGCTGCAGCATGCTGGCCGCACGCCACGATTCGCCGGTTACCGGCACCGCGTCGCGCAGCATGGATCTGAGGCCCGGCCACTGCACACCCAGCGCACGCAGCGCGGATTCGAATTCTGCGAGCCGCAGGCCGGTGCCCGACTGCGCGGCACCACGCAGCACGCGGCCTGCACGATCCACACTGCAGCCCCACAGGTCGGCAAAATCCGCCGTGGTGAGATGCGGCCAGCGCTGGCGCAGCAAGTTAATCAACTCGGTTTGTAAATTGTCCATGACTATTGACTCCTGAAAGCGATTGAAAATCTCTGTCCCATGACAATGATACAGTGGCAAGCATAACCCGCGCGGGTTTGCGCTGTCTATATCCCACTGCCCCATGTCCCATGGAAAATATCCCTTAGCGCCGCACAGAAAAAATTCGTGGGACAAAATTGTTTTGCGCGCAAAACACGTTTTGAATTTTTCGTGTCCACACGCGCGCGTACGACAGCATGGGACATGGGCAAATACATTGTTAATAATATATAAAAGTATTGATTATTATAGATGTAAATAGAATTAATGCCGTCCCTCTGCAGTATTTTTGCGTATGCCGTAGCAGGTTTTTTTAACGCTACACTGTGTCTGCTGTCCCAAAACAGACGTGTTTTGCCCCAAAAATTTGCCGTGATTCCAAATTTTGTAACTGGTATCAACGCGCCAAACGGCGTTTTTTGCTCTCGTGCAGTGTGCAGTGTGCAGTGTGCAGTGTGCATCGATCAACGTAATGACAGTGCGTCATTCTGTTTACACCCAAATCTAAACCGTCCAAATGCAAAAAGCCGCTCCGAAGAGCGGCAAAGTTTGTCCCATGTTTTGCTTATGCGACACGCGAAAGTTGGCCTTTGCGCGTACTTTGGAACCATTCGACAAGCGCCGCGCGATTGCGCGTATCGTTGTTTGCCCACGCGAAAATCGCTGCGATGTCTGCATCGTACTTGCACAATGCCGCGTGAATGTCACCCGCGCGCGGCTTGTCCGCCAACAAAGGCGACTTGTCGCCGACAATCGCAGACGGGTTAACACTTGACGCGTTAGCAGTATCCTTCGCGATGGTTTCGTTCGTTGCAGGCGTGGTTGTGACAGTCGCGCCAGTCTTTTCCTGCTTTGCTGCAGTCGTGCGACCATCGACCGGGGCCGTGCCGTTTGCGACCTGTGCGGCTTTTTCATCGGCGCGTTTTTCCGCAATCGCCTTTGCCGCCTTGCTTTCCGAAACCGGCACGACATAACCGCCCGCGACGGCGCGACCGCGCACGGACCGTGACCAGTAAGTGTTGAACGCGTCAGACTGGCGCTTTGCCCATGCTTTGCCTTCATCCGAATCCGGCAATGCCTTGCTCGGGAAACGCAGCGCATAGTCCGCCATGTAAAGCGCCTTGTGTGCGTCGCGCATCTTGTTGTACGCGTCAACCGTTTTGCACGGTTTGAGCATGACAAGCGCACGCTTGTCCAGATCGGCGGCGATGGTTTCGCCCGCATAGGTCAGGCCGATGAATTCGCGGATTGCGTTGTACGCGTTATGCGCGTTTTTCGCCTTGCTCGTGACCGCGACATCGGACGTGGGCAACGTTGATTCAACCTTGATGCCAAGCGCCTTGAAATTCAGTTCAAACATTTTGATTCTCCAATCATTAGGGGGACGGCGCACGGCACCATGCCGCGCTACCGCTACAACCAACTACATACAACAGGCTCCATTGTGAACCTGCTAACGGCTAGATGCAAAACGACTTTCTACAACTCCCTACGGAATGACGCGCCGTCATTTTGTGCGGCGACCACCCCGGCCCCCACCCCGCCGGATGGTACCATCGAAGCACCCCGGGGTACCCCGCGCTCACCGCACAGTCTTGGGCCAACTACCCCTAAACGCGTTTAACATCCAGGCGTTAGCTGGCCCCGGTTTTTCATGCTTTACACTTAGCTGTTAACGACACGAACACGTGTGCCACCCGGACCACTTCGACCTGAACCCTGAGCATGTCGCGACCGCCGTTCGAGACGGTGAAGCGCACCGCATCCTCGGTGCACACGAACTGCTGTCCCGGCGGCACACCGAACGAGTACCCGGCCCATGAGTCAGTCTGGCATGACATGCTGTTGCCGTTCGTCTCAGGGCACATCGGCCACCTCCAGCCAGACGCGCTGGCACACACGGGGCAGGCTGCCGTCCGCGATCACCTCGAACTCCATGCTGGCCACCTTGTAGCGGGCCTGCCGCACGAACACCGCCGCCCCCACGTGCAGGGTGTGGCAACTGTGCACCGTCAGCAGCAGCGTGTCGCCCGACACGAGCCGGAACTCCACCAGATCGTCCATGCCGTAGCTCATGATTGCTCCTGACCACCGTGGTCGAGCGGCGTGGTCATGTCCACTCCCCGGTGCATCACCGGAACATCACTCTTGCGGCTCTCGTCAATCACCCGGTTCGCGAGGCTGCGCAGCACGTCCTCGCCCTGTGCCGCCACCGTGTAGCGCGCGCGGAACTCGGCCACTTCCGCAGGGGTCGGTGCCGGGGCCACCGTGTCCTGCCAGTGCGGCATGTCGCGTTCCACCTCGCCGCGCAGGTCCAGTGTCAGCACGGGACGGCCCACCAGCACGTTTTCCAGTGTGGTGATGAGGTGGTGTTCCATGCGGTCGGCAAGGCCCCGCATGGCGGGCGGGCACCAGTCCACCGCCACTTCCCACAACTCATACGTCGCGAGGTGCAGGGCCTCGTGGCAGGCGATGCGGTTCAGATGCTCGTCAGTGACCGACACGTTCCAGCTATCACTGATATCGAGCGTGAAGCGCTGCTCGTTCATCTTCACGTTCACGCAGGCGTTGTACGTCTCGACGTGGATGAAGCGGGTGGACTCCCAGTGCCACTGCGTAAGCTGCAGGGTGGTGAGCCACGAGGTGAAGTATTTGACGAACTGGTGGAACCCGGCGTCGGTCAGGGTGTAACGCGCCTTCAGGTGCTTGTCTTCATCGACTGGCATGGTTATGCTCCTTGGAGTTGCTGCTGTTAACGTAATGCAATATTGCAGTACGTCGCCTGCTCAGGGGAGGTTACATGGCGCGTGCACCGAAACCAATGGATTTTTCCAAGGCGCTTGCGCTGCTGAAGGTCGGCGCGACGGTAGCCCGTGAGGGCTGGAACGGGCGGGGCATGTTCCTGTACCTCGTTCCCGGCTCAACCTTCAGGGTTGAAAAGGGGCGGCCCATGGCGGCGCACTGGCCAGTCGGGCGCGCCGTCGCCTACCATGCCCACATCGACCTGTTCACCCCGACCGGCATGCCGGGGGGTTACAGCGTGCCGTGGCTCGCCAGTCAAACCGACCTGCTGGCGACTGACTGGATCAAGGTCGATGCCGCTGCGCTGATCCCGCCGCCCGAAAAGGTCAGGGTGCTGCGCGTCAAACCCGAGACAAGGAGCGCTACCGTGAAAGTCCCGAAGTCGAACACCCGTGCCACCCCGGCCAAACCCCCTGCGCCGAAAAGAAGCGCCGGTCAGACCCCGGCCCCCCGCTCGCGCGGATCGAGTCCCAGCGCCAGCGGCGCGGCGGCGAAGAAGGCCGCGCCGCGCACCAGCAAGGCGGCCACCCCCACCACCGTCACGCGCCGTGCGGCGCGCCCCGGCTCGCCGTCCGCACAGGCCACGCCCCCCGGTCTGCCCGGTGGCATCGGCGATCAGGGGCCTGCGGGTCCGGTGCCCCCGCCCGGCAAGCGCATCCCGCCGGGCGCTGCGGTGCCCCCGTCGCCCATTCCGCCTGCCGTTCCCCCTGCCGACATGGCCGGGCCGAACAGCGGCATGCCGCCGGGAGACTGACCATGCGCATCCGCATCGAATGGGAAGACGACCGTCCCGAGCCGTACTGCCTGTCGGTGAAGCACTTCGACCGCAGCGGCAGCGGCGCGCTGCGCGGCCAGCCCACCATCGTTGAACTGCGTCCCGGTGTGACGCACATCGCCGAAATCGGCGCGCACGACGACCTCGTGCTGGAGCCGCACCTGCACCCGCTGCCGCTGCAGTATCACGGGCAGGATTAACACCCTGTTTTGACATCCCCTTTCGTCCATGTCTACCCTCCCCCACAAGGAGGGTCAGACATGGACGAATGGCTCAAGCCCAGCGGCATGCCGGTGTTCGACCGGTACGACCCGCGCATGATTCAGGAACTCGTGCTGCTGGACGACGCCGAGGCCGTCACGCTTGCGCGCTGGGGCCTGCCGCCCGACGAGATGGAGCGCTCGGCGCTCTTGCGCGCGCAGTGCGACGAACTGGCCGGTGAACTCAAGCGCAGCGGGCAGACGGCGAAAATCAAGGCGCGTCTGGCCTGCGAGACGCTGATCGGCGAGGCGTTCCGGCGCGCCAAGGCGTCGGTAACACTAGGTGATGTGCTGGACGCGCTGCGGGTGCTGGGCAAGCTCGGCGATCTGGAGCCGCGCAACGACGCCGCCAAGGTCACCGGCACGATTGTCAGGGTGGACCTGAATTTCGCCGGGCTCGGGTTCGCTCCGGCGGCGGCTGCCATGCAGATGCGCGCCGCCCACCTGCCCGACGCCGAGGACGTGATCGAGGGGGCCATGCCGGTGGCGCTCGCTGACCTGCCCGTGGAGCCGCTGGAATGAACTGGCGCGTGCTGCTCTCGTGGGTCATCGTGATCGCCGCGTTCGTCTTCGCGGTGATGCTGCTGATGAACCTCGCGGCCTGCACCTACATCGAAACCTACGGCAACGGCAACACCGTCACCACCACGACCGATACCGGGGTGGTGGTGCCCATCGTGAAAGACCCGGCCCGGCTGCAGATCAACCGGCCCGGCGACCAGCACAACTACCACTATTACGGGAAGGACGAATGAGCCTCGCGTTCACCCCGCCGGGGCCGGTGGCCGCGCGCTTCATGGCGTCGCTCGCGCCGGTCGAGATCATTGCCGGGCCGCTGGGCAGCGGCAAATCCACCACGTGTCTCTTCAAGCTGCTGGCCGTGGCGCTGGCGCAGCCGGTGGTCAACGGCGTGCGGCGCGCGCGCATGTGCGTATTAAGGAACACGGCGGCGCAACTCAGGGACACCATCAAGCCGGTGATCGACTCGTGGTTCGTGGAAGCGCCCGAGCAGCCCCTCGGTAGCTGGGCGCTCACCGAGATGAAGTTCCGCCTGAAGATGCAGTTGCCGGACGAGACGATTCTCGACATGGAGTTCTGGTGCATGGCGGTGGACGAGCCCAAGGATGTGCGGCGGCTGCTGTCCATCGAGTTCACGGCGGCGTGGGTGGAGGAAGGCCGCGAAATCAACGCTGACGTGTTCGCGGGCCTGCAGGGGCGCGTGGGCCGCTACCCGGCAGTCGTCAACGGGGGCGTCGCGTTTCCCATCGTGATCGTCTCCACCAACTACCCGAACGTGGGCAGCTACTGGCACGGCGTGATGCTCGCGCCGCCTGCCGGGTGGGAGGTGTTCGAGCAACCGGCGGCCATCCTGGACGACCTGTCACTGAACCCGCTGCGGGAAAATCCGAACCTTCCCGACGATTACTATGACCGGCTGATATCCGGCAAGACCGAGGAATGGCTCAACGTCTTCCTCAAGTGCAAGTTCGGCACTGATATGGCAGGGCTGCCAGTCTACCGTTCCTCCTTCAACCGCCAGATGCACGTCGCCGCCGACAAATTCGAGCCGCTGCGCCACCAGTCGTACCCGCTGGTGGTGGGCATGGACAACGGTCTGACGGCGGCGGCGGCAATCCTTCAGCAGGATGTGCGCGGTCGTCTCCGGGTGCTGGGCGAAGCGTTCGTCCCCGAGGGCACCACGATGGGGGTCGAACGCTTCCTCGACACACTGCTGATACCGAAGCTGCGAAACGAGTATTACGGGTGTCGCATCATCTTCAGCCTCGACCCCGCCTGCTTCCAGCGTCAGCAGCGGGACGAAACCACCATCGCCGATGCGGTCAAGGCTCGCACCTATACGGTTGAGCGTGCCGTCACCAACTATACGGAGCAGCGCATCGGTGCAGTAGAGCAGGCGCTGGTCCGGCAGATCGACGGTAAGGGGTATTTCCAGATCAACCCGGACTGTACGCATCTCATCAACGCCTTCGAGTGGGGGTATCGCTATGCCCAGCACCGCGACGGCACACCGAACTCAGAAACCGACCCGGTGAAGAACATCTTCAGCCACATTTCCGATGGCTGCCAGTACGGTGTGCTGCACTGGCACGCGCCGATGCGCGAACTGCGTACCCAGCAGCGCAAGGTCAAGGCGTCGCCGTACCACTGGGGCAACCTTCAATAAGGAGTTAACACAATGGCCGGGAACGCAACCGCCCCCTTTGCCATCGCGCCGCCGGGGCAGAGCCAGCCAACCACACCCGCACCCGTGTTCCCGTCAGGTTCCGGCGGTGGGCCGGGCAGCGCGCCCACCGGCACGCAGAGCCTCGGTGCCACCAACCCGCAGGGCGCGGGGCTGGGCGGCAGCCAGATGCCGCGCGCGACGAGCGTGGGCGGCGTGCTCGCGATCAAGAACGCAGCGGCCACCACGCAGACCATCATCGCCGAACAGATTCGCGCGGCGGCTACGGTGAACGCCACCAGCGTAATGATGGGGCTGGTGGGGACGCTCAGGCAGTGGTGGTTCTGGAGCCGCACCGCCAAGCAGCAGACCATCAGCGAGTTCATGCTGCAGTGCATCCGCCAGCGCCGGGGCGAGTACGACCCCGCCAGCCTCGCGCAACTGCAGCGCGACGGCGGCTCGAACATCTACATGCGCCTGACCGACAGCAAGTGCCGCTCGGCGCTCGCGTGGCTGCAGGACATCCTGCTGTCCACTGACGAGGATGACAAGCCGTGGGCGATCAAGCCCACACCGATTCCCGACCTGCCGCCGGACCACCAGGAGGCGATCATCAACGCGGGCGCGCAGACCGTGCAGCAGATGCAGCAGAGCGGCATCACGCTGAACATGGCGCAGATCGAAGACCTGCTGCTGGAGATGAAGTCGGTCACGCTGAACAAGATGTACGACGAGGCCAAGAAGTCCACCGACCTGATGTCGAAAAAGATGCAGGACCAGTTGATCGAGGGCAACTGGATGAACGCGATGTCGGAGTTTCTGAACGACTTCGTGACGTTTCCCTCGGCCATCCTGAAGGGGCCGGTGATCCGCAACAAGCCGCGCCTCGCGTGGGTGCAGCGCGCCGGGCAGTGGGCCTGCGACGTGCAGATTCAACTGGTGATGGAGTGGGAGCGGGTCGATCCGTGGAACCTCTATCCGTCGCCCGCCGCCGTTACGCCGCAGGATGGCTACCTCATCGAGTACCACATGCTCGAACCGTTCGAGCTTGAAGAATTCATCGGCGTCGAGGGGTACAGTGACGCGGCGATCCGCGCCGTGCTGATGGAGTACGGGCCGACCGGCAAGAACGGCACGCAGGACTGGACCACGTGGGAACTGACGAAGAACCTCGCCGAGGGCAAAAGCACGACTGCCGTCTCGAACAACATCGAAGGCAAGATCGCGGCGCTGCAGTGCTGGGGCAAGGTCAGCGGTCAGGAACTGCTGGACTGGGGCATGGACGAGTCGCAGGTGCCCGACCCGACCAAGAACTACGAAATCGAGGCGTGGCTGATCGATCGCTGGGTCATCAAGGCCGTCATCAATCCCGACAAGCTCGGACGCCGCCCCTACTACATGTCGAGCTTCGTGAAGACGCCCGGCAGCTTTTGGGGGCAGGGGCTGTGTCAGGTGATCCGCGACATCCAGTCGATGTGCAACACGGTGGCGCGCGGTATCGCCGACAACGTGGCGCTCGCCAGCGGCCCGCAGGTGGCGATCAACGTCGAGCGCGTGCCGATGGGGCAGGACATCACGCGCCTCACGCCGTGGCAAATCTGGCAGACTACCAGCGACCCGATGAACAGCGCCCAGCCGCCGATCATCTTCTTCCAGCCGGACGACCGCACCGCGCAGTTGCTGAACTGCTACAGTGCGTTCGCGGCGATGGCCGACGACATCACCGGCATTCCGAAGTACCTGTCCGGTCAGGTCGCGCCGAACATCGGGCGCACCGCGAGCGGCCTGCAGACCATGATGCAGAACGCGGGCAAGACCCTGAAGCAGGCCCTGAAGCAGATCGACACTGATGTGATCGAGCCGAGCGTCACGCGTCTCTACTATTACAACATGCTCTACGGAACCGATCCTGATCTGAAGGGAGACGTTAACATCTATGCCCGTGGCTCTGCGCAACTGATCGCACAGGAAGCGGCAGCGCAGCGGCGCAACGAGTTCCTGCAACTCGTGCTGAACAGTCCGGTTGCGCAGCAGGTGGTGGGCCAGAAGGGGACAGCGGCACTGCTTCGTCAGGCGTCGAAGGGTCTGGATGTCGATCCGGACGACCTCGTGCCACCCGCCGCGATTGCCGACCTGCAGGCGCAGATTTCCCAGCGCATGGCGGCTGCGTCTGCCGCGCAGGCAGCGATGCAGGGTGGCGGCACGCCGCCGCCGGGCTCACCACCTGCGCCGATGGGTGGCATCCCCGGTGTGGGCACACCGATGCCACCGCAGGGCACGCAGGGCGTACCGGCACAACCCGGCGGCATGCGCGGCCTGCCCGGCATGCCCGCACCGCAGGCGGTCGCCCCGCCCCAGCGCGCGGCCATGCCGATTCCGCCCGCCCGCATGCTGCCTTCGGGCGGCCCGGTGGCTAATGCCTTCCCGGCACGGAGGGCGGCGTGAAGCGACGTATCGCCATCCGGTGGACATGCTCGAACTACTGCCACCACCAGCACCGCACCCGGTTCGGTGCGTGGCTGTGCGGGCGTGTCCAGTACCTGTGGCACCGGCTGCTTCGCCTTGACAGTTAACAATCACATGACTAACGTTCCGACAGATGCTGAACACTGACGCCAACACCCAACGCGGGCTGGCGCAACTCAGCCCGGCAGTGAAGGCCATGCTGACCGACGAGTTGATGACGGTCCTCGACCAGCTTATCGAGGCCCCTGACACGGTGCTGCTGTACCGTTTGCAGGGCCGCGCGAAGCTGCTGAAAGACGTGCTTCGGATGATCGAACACGCCGAGTCCCATCAACGCTAGGAGTCAAGACATGCCTCTCCCGAAATCGGTTGTCGCCCAGGCCGCCGAGGCGGACCGTATGGTCCGCGTCATCAACGGCACCGCGCAACCCGGTGACGAAACTGCCGGGGTGGACCCCGCCACCCTCCCACCCGCGCTGAACGATGTCGCGCCGCCCGGCCAGCCTGCCAAGCAGGCACGGCAGCGCGTACCCGCGCCACAGCCGCCCGCGCCGCCTCCGGCGACACCCCCTGCACACCATGCGCAGCCTCCTGCCACGCCTCCAGCCCAGCCCGGCGAGACGTGGGAGCAGCGTTACCACGTGCTGCAGGGCAAGTACAACGCCGAGGTGCCAGCCCTGCAGACCCAGTTGACCAACGCGATGGCCGCAATGGGCAACATGGGCCGCGAACTGGACAACCTGAAGACGCAGGTGGCACAGCGCCCGGCAGCCCCACCCCAGCAGCCCACGGCCCCGCCGCCGAGCTTCAGTCCCCAGGACGAGCAGACGTGGGGCGCGGACATGCTGGACATGGTGCGCCGGGGCGCGGCACAGGAAGCGCAGCGCCTGATGGAGCCGGTGGTGGCCGAGAACACGCGGCTGCGCGCCGAACTGGCGACGCTCAAGGGGACCACGGATCGTGTCGTGCAGACGCAGCAGCAGACCCGCGAGGAAGTGTTCTACCAGCGTCTGGCCGAACTGATCGGCTCCGACTGGCAGCAGCAGAACAACGACCCCGGTTTTCTGCAGTGGCTTGCCGTAATGGAGCCAATGCTGGGCAAGACCCGGCAGGAGCTTATCAAGCAGGCCGCCGAAGCGCTCGACGCGCAGCGCGTCGCAGTGTTCTTCAACAGTTACCGGGCGACGTTGCCACCCCCTGCGGCAACACCGCCTCAAACCGAACTCGGGCGGCAGGTCACGCCAACGGGCACACGCGCAGCGGCGCAGCCGGTCGCAACGGGTAGTGCAGGGACAATTGAAATCTGGTCGCCGGACGAGATTAACCAGTTCTACACGGACGTGTCGCGAGGCAGGTATCGCAACAACCCGCAGGAACAGGAGCGTCTGAACAAGGCAATCACGCAGGCCGTCGCTGAAGGACGCGTCAGATAGTCCAACGGTGGGCGGCGTTACTCAAGGAGAGTAGGCGATGCCCACCGTATTCCCGATCCTGCCGGGGTCACCGTTCGACGTGACCCCGGAATATTCCGGCAACTTCATTCCGGCCATCTGGTCGGGCAAGCTGCAGGAGAAGTTCTACGCAGCGTCCACGTTCGCTGATGTGGCCAACACCGACTGGGAAGGCGACATCAAGGGCATGGGCGACACTGTGTACATCAACACGATCCCGACTGTCGTCATCAACGACTATCAGGTTGGGATGACCCTGAACTATCAGGTGCCGACCTCCGACAAGCTCGCCCTGCAGATCAACCAGGGCAAGTATTTCGGCGTGCAGGTCAATGACGTGCTGTCGTATCAGGCCAAGCCGAACCTCATGGACATGTTCACCGCCGACGCGGGCGAACAACTCAAGGTGGCCATCGACCGCGACAACTGGGCGGCGACGTTCAATCAGGGCAGCGCCGCCAACATGGGTGCCAACGCAGGTGCCATCAGCGGTGCCTACGACCTCGGCACGGACGCAGCCCCGGTTCACCTCTCGGGCGCGAACATCCTGCAGGTGATTACCTCCCTGTCGTCTGCACTCGATGAGCAGAACGTCCCCGAGTCGGACCGGTGGCTCGTCCTCACGCCTTACGACCGCCAGATGCTGATGGCCTCGCCGCTTGCACAGGCGCAGTTCATGGGCGACCCGACCAGCATCATCCGCAACGGGCGTATCGGCACTATCGACCGTTTCACGGTCTACGTGTCGAACCTGACGCCGCAGGGCGCAGCAGGCATGAACTGGGACGGCACGGCCAACGCAGCGCTGCCGAAGCGGCATACAATCATCGGTGGCCACAAGTCGGCGCTCTCCTTCGCCAGCCAGATCAGCAAGGTGGAAAGCCTGCCGAACCCCACGGACTTCGGTCAACTGGTACGTGGCCTCAATGTCTACGGTCGCCTCGTGAGCAAGCCGGAAGCGCTCGCACTGGCCATCGTGAACTAAGGAGCGCGCCATGAGCATTGCATCGAAGATGTCTGCAATGGGGTTGTGGCCGGAAGCGTTTCAGGACGTGCAGTTCGTGCACGCGGCGGGCACCACCGAGGCGACCGCCAACCGCGCGGAACTCTCGGCCACGCTCGTGATCGCGGGCGGCACGGGTGGCGTCGTCATGGATGGCGGCGGCTCGCCCGGCGACGAAATGATGGTCGTGAACGCCACCGCCGGATCAGCGAACCTCTACCCGGCAGTCGGCGCACAGATCAACGGCGCTGGCGCGGGCACGGCGCTCGCCGTGACGAACGGCCACGCCACGACCCTGCTCTGCCTCGTGCCGGGCCACTGGTTCGTGGTGGCGGACGTAGCGCTCACCGGCACGATCCCGACGCAGCCATCGCCGTAAGGGGCGCGACGTGGGAGCCTACGTCACGTGCCAGATGGTCAATGAACGCGTCCTGTACCAGATGCAGGACGTGGGGATGCCCGCGAACCCGCAGAGCGGTACGCCCACGCCCGGCGGGATCGTGACGCAGTATGGAAACATCCGCTGGACCGTCGAGGAAATTCTTGACTGGATCACCGACGCCCAGCGGGCTATCACCCTGCTGCGCCCGAACTCGAACAACTTCGTCGGCGTCATCCCGCTCGCGCAGGGACCGCGCCAGAAGCTGCCCAACGGCGGCTGGTTCCTGCTGACCGTGAACAACAACATGGACTCGACCGGCACGAAGTACGGGCGCGCCATCACGCTGACCACGTTCGACATGCTCAACCGCGAGAATCCGAACTGGCGCAGCGACCCGCCCAGTTCCATCGCGTACAACTACACCTTCGACCTCACGGACCAGAAGGCGTTTTTCGTCTGGCCTCCTAACGATGGCACCGGCTACTGTGAGTGCAACTGGGTCAAGACGCCCGACCAGCACACTGACATGACGCAGATCATCGAGCTTGACGACATCTTCATGCCGATCATCGTTGACTACTGCTGCATGCGCGCGTCCATGAAGGACGCCGAGTATGGTCCGGGGCTGGAGTATTCGAAGTATTTTCAGGGCCTCTTTATGGCGCAACTCACCGGCAAGGATCAGGCAGAGAAAGAGCAGTCGCCTGACGCCGCGCTACCGACAAAGAGTAACCGCTGATGCAACCCGTCACGCCACTGACGCCCCAGCCGCTACCGCGCGCCTACACCTCGTTCGAGTCGATGTGCGACGAGGTGCGCATCTATGCGCCGAACGTGAGCGACCGGCAGGCGCTGCACGTGGTGCGTCTGTCGGCCATCGACTTCTGCAGGCAGACCGGGTTGTGGATCGACTACATGACGCCCATCGTCGGGCAGGCCATGCAGCCCGAGTACGACATCCCGACGCCCGCGAACTCGATCATCAGCTACCTGTCGGAGTGCTGGTATGGCAGCGTGCGTATCGACCCGCAGAGCATCGAGCAGTTGAAGAAGCGCTATGTGAATGACTGGACCGACATCTCGATCTACAACGGGCCGCCGGTCTGGTACACGCACACTGACCTGTGCCGTATTCGCCTCGTGCCATGCCCGCGTGACAACACCGCGACGCCGCTCGACGCGATCACCGGATTCATGTGCCTGCAGCCGACGCTCGACAGCCTCGGCATGCCCAGCGAAATCGCCGTGCGCTGGATCGAGGGCATCGGCTTCGGCGCACGCGCGCGGCTGTACCAGACACCGGACACACCGTTCTACAACCCGGCCATCGGTGCGCAGTACGAGCGCAAGGCGATGAACGAAATCGCCAAGGCGAAGATTCAGGCGAACATGGCGCGCGGGCGCGGGCCACTCACGATCAACAAGAAGCCGTGGCCGTGGGGAGCATGACATGACCTGCTGCAATGACAATGTGATCCAGCTAGTGCAGGGCGACACGCGGCCATCGCTGCAACTCGTGCTGTATGACGCACAGAACAACACCGCCTATGACCTGAGTGACATCGGCACGCAGGTGTTCTTCATCCTGAACAGGCAGGGCAGCACGAATGCCAAGGAAGCGATCCTGTGCCAGAAGCTGCCGGGCACCGTCGATGCCAATGGTCAGGTCACCTACCCGCCCGCATTCAGCGTGCCGGGCTCGGGTGGCCGCGTTGAGGTGCACTGGACCGATACCGCGCTCGATACCTCGGGGAGCTTTAACGGCAAGCTGCAGATTTACTGGAATGACGGCACGATCCAGACTACCTTCGACAGCATGACGATCCAGATCAGTCCGGCGTGGACCGGCCTGCCGATGGGTCCACAACTGCCGCCAGCGGTGGGAGCGATGGCATGAAGTGCGATACGCGTGCGCTCACCTACCAGTGGTGGAGCGAGCATCTGAAGGCACAGCAGACCGGTGGCAGCACCTGCATGCAGGCGCAGCCGCAGGAACTGTTCACCTTCGACACGTACCCGCAGAGCCGGTCGCTGAACCGCATGCTCAACGATGACCAGCCGGTGGTGGATAACTTCTGGTGGCACTTCACGCTGGGCCTGAAGGATTTTCCCGACACCGTGGTGATGGCGGACGACTGGGAGCGTGTGGTGCACTACGAGCGCACGTTCGTCAGTTCGGTAGTGCCGGTCGATGCCTTCCAGATCGACGTGAAGTGGATCAGGCGTTTTTATGACGACCCGGTAGTTATAACTGACGCGGTGAAATTTTACATAAGACCCGCAGTCAAGCAGGACATCGTGGTGATGGACGATGCCCTCACATGGAAGCTGCACAAGGTGTTCGCCGACACCGTGATGATTAGCGACTCGTTTACCAACGGCCACAATCAGGCCGAGTCGGACAGCGCGACGGTCACCGATCACGGTGCGATTCTCAGCCAGAGCTATTTCGATCATACCGGCAGTCCTAACGGTTACTTTGCCGCCGACTACTTCGGCTACGGCTATACGTGGTAGGAGCGCTCATGTTCAACGATTTCGTCAAGATGCGCGGCAAGGTGAAGATCGCGCTGTATCGAGCCGATGGCACGCGTGAATACCGCTGCTGGAACAACCTCGTGATGACCGTGGGCAAGTCCTTCATCGCGAGCCGCATGGTGGGCGCGACGCCCTCCGTCATGACCGGCATGGCCGTGGGCACGGACAGCACGGCTCCGGCGGTCGGGCAGACCACGCTCGTCGCCGAAGTGGCGGGCAGCCGTGTGAACTTCGACAGCGCAGGCGCTGCCGGTCAGGTGGTGACCTACACGGCCACCTTTGGTCCCGGCATCGGCACGGGTGCGCTGCAGGAGGCGGGCATCTTCAACGACCCGGCGGCGGGCATCATGCTCGCGCGGGTGACCTACCCGGTGGTCAACAAGGGGGCCAACGACACCATGTCGGTGACGTGGACCGTGACGGTGACCTGACATGTCCACACCATCCGAAATGGCCGGGCTGGTACCTGCGCCGAACGTGCCGCTGAACCCGGCGCAGACGCAGCTAACGCTGCGGCTCGTCAAGGGTACGCCGCTCACGAATCAGGAAGGCGACAACAACTGGACCAACCTGAACGCGGGCAAGCTCGACGTGGCCAACAACCTCGGCGATGTCACCAACGTGCCGCAGGCGCAGATCAACCTCGGCGTGCCCGATGTCGCCATCGTGTACGCGATTGCCTTGGGGTAAGCCATGCCCTCAGTCCTGACCTCGACTCCCGCCGCTGCCGTGGGGCAGAGCAAGGTGGTCGTGTACACCGCGCCGACGAGTCCGGCCACGACTGCGACGATCATTGGCTGCACCTGCTCGAATACCGGTGCAGCAGTCCAGCATGGCAGCGTGTTCATGCGGCGCGCCGCTGTTGATTATTCAATCATCACCAACGGCGTCATACCGGTGGGCAACACGCTCGCCGTAGTCGGCGAGGAAGGCAAGACCGTGCTGCAGCCGGGCGACTCCATCGTGGCAGTCGTGGACGTGGGCACGATGGATGTGATTGTGTCGCATCTGGAGCAAACGTAATGGCCTACATCGGTCCGCGCCCCTTCCCGTTCTTCGTGCCGCCGGGTGCGTTGCTGCCGGGCTCGGTGAACTGGTCTGCGTTCGATGCGCCGACCGTCGCCGCGATGACGGCAAACCGTAACCGGATCATCAACGCAGAGTGTCGTATTGCGCAGCGCGGTGGCAGCGTAGTCGTTGGCGCGAACGGTAACTTCTTTGGCGGTCCTGACCGGTTTCAGGCTACCATCGGTGCGAGTGCGGGCGGCCAGTACACGCAGTACGCCGGGAACACCATGACTTATGGTGGCTTTCAGCGCTACACCGTTCAGCAAACGGTCAATACACCGATTGCCAGCATGGCGGCTGGTGCCTACTGGTCCGGCATCCAGCAGACCATTGAAGGTTATAACGTCTACGACTTTATTGGCCAGCCATGCACCCTATCGTTCCTGTTCCAGTCGAACGTGACGGGTAATTTCAGTGTGTCGATGTCGGATGCGCCAGCGGCAAACTCCATTGTCAGCACCTTTAACTATCCCGTGGCGGGCGTGGTACAGCGCGTGGTGCTGAACTGGCCGCCCGTTGCTGCAAATATTCCGAACACCAGTGCAGCGGGCCTGATCCTGCGCATCGCGCCGTTGAATCAAGCGCAGTACCAGACCAGCACCTTGAACGCGTGGCAGGTGGGTAACTTCCTGACCGCTGCGAATGCAGTGAACTGGGGTGCGGCGGCGAACAACTACATCGCCGTGGCTGATCTGCAACTGGAACTCGGTTCGATTGCCACGTCGTTTGAACGTCGCTCGATCCAGCTTGAACTGTTGACGTGCCAGCGCTATTACAACGCAATGGGTCAACTGTTTGGTGCCGGGTATGTGCAGAACAGCTTGACCAGCGCGGTTTATATCATACCGATTTCGCCGGTCATGCGCGCTGCGCCGAGCGTTACATTCTCTGGCACGTTCACGTTTGGCGCAGCGACGGCAGGTGGGCAAAACCTGCCATCTACTTCGATGGTTAACGCGTCGGTGACACCGGCTATGTTGTACGTGCAGGCAACCGGACTGTCCGGTGTTGCTAGCGGGCAGGGTACGATTCTCTCGGGCCTCGGTGGTTCGGTGATCGCTTTGAGCGCGGAGCTTTGACATGGCCTACATCGCCGGTAACCCGCTCCTGTCGGTCGCGCGCCAGTTGACAGAAGGGGCTGCGCAGCAAGGGCAGAATACCATCCCGATTCCGGGTGGCATGGTGCCCACCATGAACGATGTGTTCGTGGGTGGTGCGTGCCTGTCGCAGGGCGACTACGACGACAGCGACGGTGCGCAGATCAAGCTCACGAAGGCGATGAATGCAGGCACGCAGTTTCGCGTGGTGAGCTATGCGCCTGGGCAGACCGTACAGCCAGTCGGCGGGCAGCTTGCAGGCTTTCGCAACCGGCTCGTGAACGGCGATATGCGCGTGGCGCAGTACCAGTCGAGTGTGACGAACAACGCAGCGGGTAAGGTTTATGGACCTTACGACCGCTGGGCAACGAACACCAGCACAACGGGTGCAGTGACTGCACAGTTTTTGGCGATGCCGTGGGGGCCGTTCACGCGCGCCGGTCTGCAGGTAAAGGTTGTGACTGTGCCAACCTTTACTGGCAACCTGTTCTGGCAGCCGGTTATGCAGTTGCTGGAAGGTTTCGATACCTACGATCTGGTGGGTGCGCCGCTGACGCTATCGTTTTTGTTCCAGTCAAATGTCGCCGGATTGTATTCGGCTACGCTACAAGATTCGGGCACGCAGTCGTGCACGATGACGTTCAACTACCCCGTGGCAGGCGTCACGCAATGGGTAAGCATTACGTTTCCGACGCTGCCTACGAGCCTGACCATTCCGAACTACGGTGCGATGGGTATTACGCTGCGTATTGGCCAGATCGGTGTGGGTAGCGCTGTTTCACCCACAGTCGGGCAGTGGATTTCAGGCACGACCATTATTGCAGCGAACAGTGTGAACTGGGCGACGGCGGTCAATAACTATATCGCTGTTGCAGAGGTACAGCTTGAAGCTGGCGCACTGGCGACAGCGTTTGAACGTCGTCCGATCCAGTACGAGATGTCGCGTTGTCAGCGCTACTATTGCAAGTCCTATGCGTATGGAAACTACGCAGGTACAAACACCGGGCTTGCTAACGGCATCATTGAGGCGACCGGTAACCCGGCCAACGCGACGATTGCCTCGATTCGCTTCCCGGTGCAGATGCGCACGCTGCCTACGGTAACAGTGTATGACGGTGCCGGTGTGGCAGGACAGGTTTCAGTGGACGGCGTGGTAGCAGGCACATCGGCAGGTGTTTCGATAGATAACCAGTCCGAGAATGGTTTCAAGGTTTTTGCTGCGAGCCATTTCCGGGTGAGCGCGCATTACACCGCACAGGCAGAGCTATGACACAGGCACAGAACCTCGCTGACCTGTCGCAGCTTTTCACGAAGTGGCCGCTGCCGTTTCGGAACAAGCTTATCAACGGCAAGTTTCCGATCTGGCAGCGCGGTGGTGGTCCATTCAATGTGCTGACCGGCACCGTGACTTACACAGTGGACCGCTGGTACACGTGGACTAATGGCGCGACGATTACGGTAGACCTGAATCCGCCGTCGCCGCACCCCGGCTTCGCGCAGAGCTACCACGCGAAGGGTGCGGCAGGCACTACGCGTATTAATGTCGGTCAACGCATTGAGTCAGCGAATGCGTACGACTTGGCCGGGCCGGATGGTCAGGGTCAACTATGCACAGCAAGTGGCTGGATATGGTCGTCACAGGCGATCACACCGCAGTTCCTGATCTATATCCCAGGTGCGAGTGATAACTTCGCAACTACCACAGTCGTCACGAATGTCGTGTTACCGCCGCTCGTGGCGAATACATGGACATACTTCAGCACTACGTTCATGTCGAGCAGCCAGTATCACCTTGGCTGCCAGTACGAAATTGATTTTCCTGTGACGGGCGCAGGGGATATTGCCGTAACGGGTTGCCAGCTTGAATCTGGTTCGGTCGCTACGCAGTTCGAGCATCGCCCGTGGAATCTTGAAATGTACATGTGCCAGCGCTATTACCAGCAGGTTAATAGCGGTAATCCACGGTGCTGGGGTGGTATAACCGGCGCGAATACGGCGGACTTCATTCACTACCCGCCAGTCGGCTTCCACCACGCACCGACCGTAGGGCTGTACCAGAGTGGCGCAGGCACGCTGATGGAGTCAATGCCGTTTGTACAGGCCATTACAGCAACGTTTACGCTTAGTAGCGTGCACGTACCTGCGGTTGGGCCGCTCGACTTTCAGTTACAGGTTGCCAGTCCGTCGCCTGCCATTACCCTTGCATGGCCAGCCACATGGCTGGGTGGCCTGACCTTGAACGCGGAGCTTTAGCATGGCCAACTATTTCGTTGTACCGCTGCAGCCGACCGATCCGCCGGACACGAAGAACATGATCGTGGACAAGGATCGGATGTGCTGGATTCCGCCCGATCCGCTGAACACGGACTATGCGGCGTACCTTACGTGGGTGGAGGAAGGCAACACTGCACCGCCCTGGACACCCGGAGGCTGACATGGCCAAGAAGAACTGGATCGCCGACGCTATCCAGAAACCCGGCTCGTTACGTAGGTCTTTGGGCGTATCCGGCGACCGCCCGATTCCTGCCGCCAAACTGAACGCCGCCGCGAAGAAGCCCGGCGTGACCGGCCAGCGTGCCCGGCTGGCCAAAACCCTGAAGGGCATGAAGTAAGGAGCCTGCGATGACCGGGCACGTCAAGACCGCCGACAACGCGTTCGGCAACATCGCCGCCAGCATCGGCACGACCGACACCACGATTGCACTGCAGTCGGGGCAGGGCGCGCGTTTCCCGGCTGCAGGGGCAGGCGCGAACGGCGACTGGTTTTACCTGACGCTGATCGACCCGAACAGCGGCACGCTCGAAATCGTCACGGTTACCAACCGCTCGACCGACATCCTGACGGTGACACGCGGCACCGCCAGCACCGCGCCGCACGCGTTCCCGGCAGGCAGCGGCTGCGAGGCGCGGCTGATCCAGAATATCTTCAACACCGATTTCATCAACGCGTTCATGGCGCGTGACGGTCAGTATGCAGCCACCGCGAACCTGAACATGGGTGGCTTCAGCATCACCAACCTGCTGCAGATCACTGACCCGACCAGCCCGGTGCTGGTTGGCACCCTGCGCAACATCATCGTCGGAGGCACCATCATCATGTGGCACGGCAACTGGACCACCAGCGGCGCGGCGCTGACCGCGCAGGGGTGGCTCTACTGCGACGGCACCAACGGCACGCCGGACCTGCGCAACGTGTTTCCGTGCGGTGTACCCACTGGTACGGCCCAGTCCGGCGCGGGTGGCGGCACGCACAGCCAGACGATCAGCGTCGGCAACATGCCGAGCCACGCCCACGGCGTGAATGACGGCGGCCACAACCACGGGTTTAACGACCCCGGCCACGCTCACGCCGTGAACGACCCCGGCCACCAGCACAGCATGCCGAAGAACGCTTCGGCGCAAGCGGGTAGCGACAACGGTGGGATGCCTATCGGCACCGACCAGCCGTACTACTCGACGGGCCGCAACCCGCTGCCGACCAACGGCGCAGGCACAGGGATCAGCATCGCGGGCTCCGGCACCGGCTGCTGGCTGTCGGCGAGCGGCGCGAACATCAGCATTCAGGCGAATGGCGGTGGCGCGCCGTTCGATAACCGCCCACAATACGTTGGGTTGCATTTCCTGATGATGAAGCCCGGCGGACCCCCCGCCCTTGAGTAAGGAGAAAGTCATGGCAGGCGAACGTATCAAGCCACGTGCCGACATGGATTCGCTGGGCGGCACGTCCGGCACCGAGTACCGCCAGTGCAGCGCGCCGCGCTCGCAACTGAAGGACGACCACACCCCGTGGGGGCAGGCCGTCGAATCGCAGGACCGCTCACAGGCCACGCGCGTCTATCCGAAGCCGGAAGGCAGCGGGGCCGATGCTGTCGAGGCCGGGGCCAAGGGCGTGTATCCACGCACTTTCCCCAAGGGTGGCTGGTACGATCCGGCATCCCCTGCCGAGAACCAGCTTAACAAGGAAGAAAAAATCCTGAGCGGTGAATGATATGGCAACTACGTCAGGAGGCAGCCGTGGCAAACCAAAAGTCCAGCCCAAAAGGCAGGCCATCAGTGTTGGAAGTGAGCATCAAGCGCCGCCCGATGACGATGGCCGAATTCGAGAAGACGAAGCAGGACCGGGATCAGGACCGGCGTTCGGGCCTGAAGGAGGGGAGCCCGGCGGAGCAGCGGCAGGACCGGGCAGCCCTGAACCGGATCAACCGCTCTCGCGGGCGCAACAGGTGATTGCAGCGTACCCCGGCAGCCTCGTCGGCGGACGGCACATCATCCGCCTGGACGGCGTGCACACCGTCATCGCCGAACTGAAGAAGGGCGAGTGGGTGCTGACCTTCAAGGGCGAGCAACTGGCGAAGGAAATGTTCGGGAGATGAAATGCCCGCCGTCAAGCTGGAAAACTTTCAGGGGATCATCCCGAAGGCCCCACCGACCCTCCTGACCCCCCAGCAGGCGCAGCGCGCCGACAACATCCGGCTGTACGGCGGGGAACTCCTGCCGTGGCGGAAACCTTCGTTTGTTTACAAACCTGCCAACGTCAATCCCGTGGTGTCGATCTACCACGTGATTAACACGTCCAACGGGCAGGACCGGTGGCTCACGTTCGAGGCGGATACGGACGTGCAGCTTGGGCCGGTGCCGAACCCGCAGGAACAGCGCCTGTACATGACGCAGGCCGGGCACGCGCCCATGAAGACCGACTGGGCGATGCTCTCGACCGGCAGCGGGCCTTACCCTGCCTCGACTGTACCGATGGGGGTGCCGAACCCGGCTACCGCCCCGACGCTCGCGGCGAACGGCACGGGTAGCGGCACCGCGATCACGCGTGCCTACGTGTACACGTGGATCAACATGTTCGGCACCATCGCCGAGGAAACCGGGCCGTCCAACGCCGCGACGGTGAACTGGCAGAGCGGGCAGACCGTGACCGTCTCGGGCTTTCAGGCTCCCCCCGGCGCGCCGCAGAACATCCAGTACATCCGCATCTACCGCACGGTGACGGGCACCGACCCGACGCAGGTGAACTACTACGAGGTCGCGCAGATTCCCGTGGGCACCGCGAGCTTCGTGGACAACATCAGCGACGCGGCGATTGTCGGCAGCCCGCTCTCGACGGTCGGTTGGGGGCCGCCGCCCACCGACCTGCAGGGGCTCGTGAGCCTGCCCAACGGCATGCTGGCAGGCTGGTCCGCCAGCAATCAGGTGTGGTTCTGCGAGCCGTACAACCCGCACTCGTGGCCTGCGAACTACATGCAGCCGCTGTCGTTCGACATCGTGGGGCTGGCGGTCTACGAGCAGAACCTCGTCGTCATGACGAACACCTGCCCGTACATCCTGACCGGCATCCACCCGGCGCAGATGACGGTGACCCGCATCAACCTGTGGGAGCCATGTGCCTCGAAACGCTCGATTGCCGGTGACCTGTCGGGCGTCCTGTACGCATCGCCCAACGGCATTGTCGGCATCAGTTCGATGGTGCAGGGCGTGATTACCACGGGGCTGATGCGCCGCGACGAATGGCAGAAGTGGTTCGATGCTGTGCACATGATCGGCGCGATCTACAACGCACAGTATTTCGGCTTCTTCCCCGACACCAACGGCGACAGCTTCAGCGGCGGCTGGGCCATCGTGCTGGACAAGGCTGACAACCCGTACATGCAGGCGTCGGTGAACATGGACGTGGCGAGCTTCGCGCACGCGCCGCCCTGTGGCCGCATGGACCAGTACGCCACCGCCGTGGTGGTGGACCGCGTGAACGCGGCGATGTACTACGTCGATCACCTCGACAACACCATCTACCAGATCGACGGCGACCCGCTCGACTACCAGATCGGCGACTGGTACAGCAAGCGCTTCGTGCTGGCGCGGCCCGTGAACATGGCTTCGATCCAGACCGATGCGGACTACGAAGCAGACGACACGCCGCTGTATCAACTCGTTGCACGCTACGAGACGCAGAACCAGCAGTGGCTGGCAGCGCATACGAGCGGCCCGTTCGGCGGGACACTGAACAGCACGCAACTGAATGGTGGCGGCAACCTCACCGGTCTTGGCAGCACGATGGGTACGCTCAATGGCAGCTACCAGATTTGGGACGTGCCGAGCATCTTCGACTTCCGCAGTGTGAACGTGAAGGTGTACGCCGACGATCAACTGGTCTTCACGTATAACCCCATCAGTCTGGACCCGGTGCGCATGCCTGCGAACTACAAGTGCCGCACGTGGGAAATCGAGATATCGGCGAACTTTCGCGTGCGCACCTGTGCGCTCGCCACGTCGATGTTTGAACTTGGCAAGACAGGACAAGGGTAATGAGCGCAGCGGAAAAGAAGATGTCGATTCCATCAGCGAATCAGGGCACCCTCCAGAACACGCAGGAAGCCCAGCGCTTTCTGGAGGCGGTCAAGCAGAATGTTGACGTGATAACGGGACGGGCACATGGCACGACCGAGATTGATACGATCCCACAGGGCGCTACCCTCGTTACCGTTATCGCCCGAATCAACCAGATCATCACGCGGATTAACTCATCGGGGACGTGACATGTATGTAACGGGCGAGCAGAAGATGGAGTATTACCAGTTTGCGTCGAAGCTGCTGGAGTGCAGGCTGCGCCCCACCTATGACTCACGCATCCTCACCACCATTGACGAATTCGGCGAGCCGCTGGGCTGCATCGTGTACCGCTACATCACCGACAAGAACCTTGAGATGATGGTGGCGCTGCCGTATGGTGCGGGCGGCGTGTCGCGCGAGTTCGTGCACCGGATGTTTCACTTCCCCTTCGTGCAGCTGCGCCTGCCTCATATCTCGACCGTTGCGGACGAAGCCAACGAGGCGAGCGTGAAGCTGACACTGCACGTAGGTTTCACCATCGAAGGACGCATGCGCCGTATCTACAACGGGCGGGACGGCATCATCTTCGGGATGTGCCGCGACGAGTGCCGCTGGATCGGCCCACGCTTCAGGAGCGAACATGGGCAAGAAATCCACACCGTCGCCTGACGCGGGTATCGGCACCGCTGCACAGCAGATGGCGAACATCTCGCAGGACGAATGGAATTGGTTTCAGAACCAGTACCTGCCGAGCCAGAACGCGCAGCAGCAGGTCGTGCAGGGCACGGCCAACACCATGCTGTCGAACTATCTGAACAACTACATTCCCAACATGGAGCAGCAGTACACGACCACTCAGCAGCAGGCGGGTCAGGTCGAGGACCAGCAGCTTGCGCAGATGACCGCGCAGGCGCAGCAGGCCCAGCAGCTTTACGGCGCGTTCGATACGAGCTACCTGCCGCTGTATGGCCAGATCGCAAGCGAAGCGGCGGCCAAGGGCGGGCAGGCCGATCAGGACTATCAGGCGATGCTCGCACGCGGCGACGTGGCACAGCAGTACGCCAACGCGGCTACCCAGCAGCAGCAGTACCTCGCGCAGTACGGCATGAGCCCCACGAGCGGCATCGCCGTGGCGGGCCAGCGTCAGACCGCGATCAGCCAGGCGGCACAGGAGGCCGCCGCGCAGACCGCCGCGCGTCAGGCCGCCGTGAACCTCGGCTGGACGTGGCAGACCACCGCCGCGCAACTCGGGCAGGGGCTGCTGTCGGCGGGTTCGACAGCCTACGGCAACGCTGCGACCGCCGGTCAGAACGCCGTGAACACCGCGATCAACACCATGAACGCAGGCTCGAACGTGACTGCCGGGTATGCCGGTGCGCTGAACACCGCCGCCGCGCCGATCCAGTCGGAAGCGGCCATCGCCAACCCGCTGTCGCAGGGCACGCAGGCCGCCACGGGTGCAGCGTCCGGCAGCGCCACGGCCCTGAACCAGCAGTACCAGACCCAAGGCCAGATCGCGGGTGCACAGCAGCAGGGCTTCGGCTCGATGGTGGGCGGCCTGCTGGGCGCGGCGGGCACCATCGGCGGCGCGATGCTCGGCGGCCCGGCGGGCGCGGCAGTGGGTGGTTCGCTCGGCAGTGCTGCGGGCAAGGCCATCGCGTAAGGAGACGATCATGGCATACGGCAGTTTTGGCGAGGGCTTCGCCTCCGGCATGCAGGCAGGCAGCGAGGTCGGCCAGCGCGCGATGAACGCGTACTACGGTGCGTATGAGCGCAATGCCAACGCTGCCGTCGCTGACCAGTTGAGGAACCCCGGCACGTCCACCAATACCTTCACGCCCGACCAGCTTCAGCAGCAGTACGGCGTGGATGCGGATACGGCCAACCAGATTTTTCAGGTCGCGCAGAACGATCCGAACAAGGCGCTGCAGATGGTCAACGCCTTGCAGTCTGCAAAAACCAGCGGAGTGCAGCAGGGCACTGCCATTGCAACGGGCGACACCGCTGGGGTGACCACGGCCCCTGTGCCGATGACCTCGCCCGCCTCGCAGGCCATCCCCGGCGCTGTAGCCCCCACAGCGGGCTCGCCGGTCATGGCTGATACATCCGGTGTCGGCGGCGTCACGGGCGGCACCACGGGCGCGGGAGGCCCTGCAGCGCCGCCTGTTGCCATCCCCACGACCGGCGGTGCGGGCGCAACGGTTGCGAATGCGCCGATACCCGCACCCGGCATGACCGCCGGTCCCCTCACGCAGGCCATCGGTGAAGGTGCACCGACGCCCCCGAGCGTTGCCGCTCCAGCGGCAGCACCTCCTTCGGCCATCCCTGCCGGTGCCCCGCAGGCAGCGGGTGGTGTGCCTGCAGCCGGTGCGCCTGCGTCCGGCTTCAACATTGGCATGGTCCCCGAGGCGTATCGCGACGCGTTCGCGCAGGCCATGAAGGATCACCCCAACGTGCCGCCCGGCGTGGTGGCGTCGATGATCCAGCAGGAATCAAGCTGGAATCCGAACGCCGTGAACAAAACAACCGGCGCGACCGGCATCGGGCAGTACATGCCGGACACCGCACAGCGCCTCGGGCTCGATCCGCATGACGCTGCCGCCAGCATCGAGCAGACCTTCGCCGACTTCGACCGGCGGCTGCAGGGCGGCAGCAGCGTAACCGACGCCATCAAGGGGCACTACGGCGGCGACGACCGCAGCCAGTGGGGGCCGAATACTGCCGCCTATGTCGGGCAGGTCGCCCAGCACTACGGCCAGTACGGTGTGGATTCGAGCAACCTCGCAGCGCGCCCCGCCACGCCGACCACGGCGGCTGCGCCCGCTGGCGGCACCACGCCGCAGGGTCCGCAGCGCGACGTGCTGAACGCCGATAACCGCATCGCCGAGCGCCCGTTCTACGGCACGGGCTCGACCCTGAAGCTGAACAGCGACGGCTCGATTTCGATCCAGCATCCGAACTCGACGGCGGACGGCTGGCGCAATGCCGCGCAGAACTTCCTGCGCTTCGGCCACATGGCGGAAGCCGGTCAGGCGATGGACCGCTACTACGAGGCGCGCGCCGACGAGGTGCAGCAGCACGTGCGCGACGTGATGACCTCGAACCTGACCGATGACCAGAAGGTGGGCGCGCTGCACAACACTACGGGCCTGCAGATTTACAAGGTGGGCGACGGCCAGTATGTGTCACCGGAACTGACCGGCGCGCCGGACGCGAACGGCCAGTACCGGCGGCTGTCGATGAACGACCTGGGCAACTACGCGACGGCGCTGGCCACCAAGGGCGGCCTGATGGCGTATGACCAGCACCAGCAGCAGATGGCCACGCAGCGCGCGCAGGCTTACGAGGCGACGCGCCGGGGCGATTACTACGGCGCGATCATCCCGAGCCGCGAGGACATGGCCGCCGCGCGTCTGGCCGCACGCGGCGGTGCAGGCACCAAGCCGCCCGAAGGCAACATGGGCGAGTGGAACAAGACCGACAATACGGTGCCGGTGCGCATGCCCACCGAGGACGGCAACGACTTCGTGACCCGCACCATGACCACCAACCCGCTGGGCGATGGACTGGCCAGCCAGCAGGCGGTCAGGCAGCTTGCGGACGACAAGGCCGAACTCGTGAAGAACCCCGACCCGCGCGTGAACGGCGCGGGCCAGTTCAAGATCGTGCCGGTGATCCGTGGCCTGCAGTACGATCCGCGCTCGAACCAGACGCAGGTGCCGCGCACCGCGCAGGGCAAGTACGATACAGGCGCGGGCGAACTCGGCTACCAGTTGCAGGTCCAGCAGCCGGACGGCACCTACCAGACGGTCGCCATCGACCCGCGTGCGGACAACAACACCATCTACCGGGGAGCCGGAGCCGGGCGCTACCCGACACTGAAGGCTGCGCAAACTGCAATGGATCGAGTCCAGAAAGTCACCACGCCGATACCCGGCCTTGCCCCGTCATCGGTAGGCTCCGTGCTGGGCGCGATCCCCGCGCCCGAACAGCAGCTTTACTGACGGGAGCCAGCCATGTCTGATGTCGTTGGCAACCCCTTCATGATGGACCCTTCGGCCTACGTACCATCGCCGGGCGCTGCGCCGCAGGGCGCGGTCACTGGACCGCCGCCGGGCATGGCCGTTGCGCCGTGGCAGGCCCCACGTCCCATCCCGGTTCCTGCGGGCGCTGTACCGACGCCCGGAGTCGGTCGTCCTGACTTCGTAACGACTGCACCCAGCGTGCAGCCCGCCAACATGTCCGACGACGCTGCCGAGGCAATGCGCAAGGCCGGGATGATGGACGTGGGCAGCGAGTACGCGCACACCTATCAGGACACGTCGCCTAACGCGCAGGGCCAGTGGAGCGACGTGGCGCGCGCTACCGGCCAGCGGCTGGTGGGTGCTGCCGAGGCGTTGTACGGCACGCTGGCGGATTCGCCCGAGGCGCGCCAGAACGCGGTGATCGCCGCACAGAACGCGCAGGCGTATGAAGCCAACGCCGCGCGTCAGGGCATGCCACAGGGACTGTCGGACATCCACGGTGTGGGCGACCTCGGCAAGATCATCGGCAAGGGGCTGATCGAGGGTGCGGGCAACATCGCGCCGATCGTCGGTGGCGGACTGGTGGCCGGTATTCCCGGCATGGTGGCGGGCGTCGCCGCCGACGCGCTGGTGCACTCCGGCACGAACCTGATGGATCAGGGTGCAGCCGGTCAGGCAATGGATGTTACGAGCGCGCTGGGCTACTCGATTCCGCAGTCGCTGCTCGATGTCGGCACCGCCGAAATGACCGGGGGCTCCGGTATCGGCGCGTCGATGCTCAAGGCGATCAGCGGCGGCGCGCGGGCCGGTGAGGCAGCCGCCGCTGGCGGCGCGAACTGGCTGATGCGCATGGGCGCAGGCGCGGCGGGCGAGGCCGTCGAACAGGCGGGCGTGGGTGCCGGGCAGGCTGCCCTGCAGGACCTCGCGACGAACCGCGACGTGACCTCGCATGACGTGCTGGAGGGGGCCATCCTCGGCGGCATGGCGGGCATCCCGTTCGGCGCGGCACGCGGCTTCCACGCCTCGACCGCGAAGCCGCCCATTCCCGAGGTCGAACCGACCAACCTGCTGCAGGATCAGGCAGGCACCGTGCTGCAACTCAAAGCGCCTGAAGCGGTTCCGCAGCTACCGGCACCGGCTGAACGCGGCGCGGCACCGCAATTGCCTGCACCCGCCGAGGTGCCGCGCCTGCCCGCGCCGCTGGGCTATGGCCAGCCGATGGTGGGGCCGCCGCCCGAACTGGTCGGACCGCACCCCTACGCGCCGCAGCCGCAGACCATGATGCCCGCCGCGAACGTGCCGCGCACGCCGCCAGCCGGTGCCGATCAGGCTGCCATCCAGTCGCTGCAGGGCATCACCGACACCCGTGGTCTGCCGCCGCCACCGGCAGGCGGTGCTGCCCCCGGTGGCCCGGCATCGCCGGTAGCGCGTGGTCCTGCATCGCCCATGGGCGGACCCGCCACACTGCCGATTGCACGTCCCGGCGAGGTGCCGCCGCTCGTTGGTCCCACCCGCCCGATTGAGGTGCCGCCCAGCAGTGCAGGTGGAGGCCCGCGACCGGCGGCTCCGACCCCAACTGTACCAGCCATGCCGCCGCGCGCACAGGCCGCACTCGACCGCGCTGCTGCCTCCGCTGCCGCCGACCGCGCAGCCGCTGCCCGGCAGAGCGCCGCAGCAGCGCTGGCACAACCGCCTGTGATCGAGCGCACGCCCGTGCCTGGTGGGCGCACGCCCGAGGAAGCTGCACGCATGCAGGTCGCCGCCGCCCCCATCGTGGACACCATGCGCCAGGCATGGGCCGACCACAACAACGGCAGCGGCGCGGGCTTCGTGCAGGCGATGGGTAGCGTGCTGCAGCAGGCACGCGGCGACGCCGACCGCGCCGCGCAACTGATCCGCGACAAGGCCAGCAGCCGCACCAGCGTGAGTTACGACCGCCTCGACGCCATGCATCAGGCACTGACCGGCGAGACGATGGAGCAGCATGCGCAGGGGCTGGCAGGACCGCCGTCGCCTGCCACCAGTGCACGCCAGCTACGCGTGGACTATGCGGCGACCGATAACCCGGCCACCCGCGACGCCCTGAACGCGGCGCACCAGCAGATCACCGGACAGGGCATTGATGACTTCAACGCTGCGCGTCGCGAGGCGCACGCCACCGGCACTGCCGAAGCACCCGACACGGCGGCCAGCGTGCGCCAGCTACGCGTCGATTACGCCTCGACGGAAGACCCCGCAGCGCGTGAGGCGCTGAACCGCGCCCACGAAGCGCTCACCGGCCAGTCCATCGAGGATTTCAACGCGGCACGCCGTGCCGCACACGAAGGAGAGGGAAATGCCCCTGAAGTCCGGCAACAGCAGGCAGACAATCTCGGAGAACATCTCGGAGATGGTGAAGGCGGGGCACCCGCAGAAGGAGGCGGTGGCGGCGAGCCTGTCGAACGCGCGGCGAACCGGCCCGAAGCCGTTCAAGCAGCCGAGGGAGTCGGCCAACCCGTTCGCCCGCCTGCCGAAGAAGCCGCGCCGCGCCCGGTAAGCGCGATCAGCCGCTGGATGCAGACGGCAC